GACAAACAATTATAGCACAACCTCATTCAGCTAGTGCAACAAATACTATGTTATTACCAGAAGGTGCTAACTCAACATTAGTATCTCTCGTATCAACAGATACTTTAACAAACAAAACTTTAACTTCACCAAAAGTAAACGAAGACGTAGCAGTAACTTCAACAGCTACAGAATTAAATATTTTAGATGGTGTTACTACAACAACAGCAGAATTAAATTTAGTAGATGGTGGAACAGCAAGAGGAACAACTGCATTAGCAGATGGAGACGGAATTTTAATTAATGACGCAGGTACAATGAGAATGACAAATGTAACTGCTGTTAAAACATATATGGCAGGTAGTGCCGCTACAGCAGGGTTTGCTTTGGCCATGGCCGTGGCATTATAACATAGGAGAGACAAATGGCACAAGACTTTAGAAACGCAATAGCAAGAGCACAAGGAACCACAGCAGCAGGTATTTTAACTGCGGGAGATTTTGATGCTGTTATTGGTATTCGTTGTACAAATATTTTAACTACAACAATTAAGGTAGATATTTATGTGGTAAGGAGTAGTGCAAACTACTATATCGTTAAAGATACCCCAATTCCACCGGGCGGCTCAATTGAGTTGATACAGGGTGGAGCAAAAATTGTTTTAAAAAATGGTGATGTTCTAACACACGACTGTGATACAGCAAGTGGTTTGGATATCTGGGTAAGTTTCATAGATACAATTTCAGCGTAAGGAGAATTAAATGAGTGAAGTAGCAGTAATTAACGGAATACAATATATTGGGTGTTCAGCACCTAATGAATCTGTAGTTCATCACGCAGGTGTAATGGATGCAAGCCAAACAATAGAAAATGCTGTTTTAGCAGGGCCTGTAACATTTCCCAATGTAATGACAATAACAGGTAATGTGGTAATAGTATGAGTGTAGAACTAGATGGTGTAAATAATGTACTTAAAACTGATACAATATCAGAAGTTACTTCAGCTAATGGAGTTACAGTTGATGGATTGAGTATTAAAGATTCAAAACTTGTTACAGCGGATTCAGTTATTGAAGCTAATATGAGTGCAAACTCTGTTGATTCAGATTCTTATGTAGATGGCTCTATAGATACAGTACACATTGCTGACCTAAATGTAACTGCAGGTAAAATAGCAGCAGATGCTATAACAGGTGCTAAAATTGCTGATGACGCTATAAATTCAGAACACTATACAGATGGCTCAATAGATACGGCTCACATAGCAGATAATCAAATTACATTAGCAAAAATGGCTGGTGGTACAGATGGAAATATTATTTCATATGATGCTTCTGGTGACCCAGTAGCAATAGCAACAGGAAATGATGGTCAAGTTTTAACAAGTACTGGTGCAGGAAGTGCTCCTGCGTTTGAAACATTATCATCTGGTAAAGTTTTACAAGTTTTATCAACTACTAAAGTAGATACATTTTCTACAACATCAACATCATTTACAGATATAACTGGTATGACACTTGCAATAACACCATCATCTACTTCAAGTAAAGTTTACATTTTTGCAGAAATTAAACATAATGGACTAGGTCAAGAAAGAGATTATTTTAGATTATTAAGAGATTCAACTGCTATTTGTATAGGAAATGCAGCAGGAAATAGACCAAGAATTTCTGCTGGTGGTATACAATCACAAACAACTTACACAATTAATGGGGAATCAATTATGTTTTTAGATTCTCCATCATCTACAAGTGCAGTAACTTATAAAATTCAAATGCTTGGTATAAATTCTGGTACTTCTTATGTTAATCGTTCAGAAGCAGATAGAAATACATCAGGGTATGAGGCAAGAACAGCATCAACAATTACAGTAATGGAAATAGGTTCATAATATGACAGATATAATTAAAGCAATATTAAAAATAAATCCAAAAGCACAAGTAAGTGTTAATGCAGAAGATTATAATCAAATCACTTGGCACAACGAAACAACTCCTATATCTAAAGAAGATATTCTAGCTAAACAAGCAGAACTACAAACTGCTTATGATGCTTTAGATTATTCTAGAAAAAGAGAAAAAGAATATCCAAGTATAGCAAACCAATTAGATGACATTTATCATAATGGAATTGATGCTTGGAAAGCTACTATTAAAGTAACAAAAGATAAATACCCTAAAGGTTAAGGAGATATAAATGGCAAGCGAAATTAAGGTAGATACAGTATCAGAAAAAACATCAGCTAATGGTGTTACTATTGATGGAGTAGCACTAAAAGATGGT